TTTTGACAATATTTAAGTTCTCTTTCATAACCTTTTTCTTCATCAAAATAATAAATATTTGCAGATTTGATTGATCTTGATAGTGGTTTTTTACCATCCTTTAAAAGATACATTCTATCTTTTATCTCCCACTCATTAGTAGGTTTTTTTCTTTCTCTTGCTTTCGGTTCTGGGACTTCCATAACCGGTGTTTCAACTTTTGGTTGTTCTACAACCTGTGGAGTTGGTTCCACTTGTGTTTTTTGTTTTTTTGCCATAATATAATATATAATAAAATTAATAAAAATAAAAGGACCGAGGCCGAAACCTCGGTTCTTTTAAAGTATAAATGCTTATTTCATTAACATGAAATTGTTAGCACCTTGTGTAACTAAACATCTTTCAGATAGCATGTGTATCTGCATCGCATCTAATGCTGACGTAACAGCACCAACCGAACCAGTAACCCATGATTTCATTCGTCTATCATCAGTTTGAGAAGCTCTATAACGAACATGTAAAAATGGACGTTTAAGATTCTTTCCTAAAGCTTGATCATAAACAGTAGATGTGCCAGCTGGAACCATTACTCCTCTAATAGCAGCACTAGTAGCAGCAGTGTTAATACCACCTCTTGTAGCTTTGTCATTTAAGTATCTCATATCAGATTTATAGAAATCGTAAGATCCACGTCTGAAACCAGAGAAACCTAAATTAAGTGCCATATCTTCTGAGTTGTTGAACACTCCGTAAGAAGTACCACCAGCTCCATAAGAATTCATTGAAGCTAGCATATCATCCATCGCAAGAGACGTAGCTCTATTAACAAACATCATATTTTCTTCAATAGCACCTTGATTATCAAACTCAGCTAAGATAGCATCGAATTCAGCTAAATCAGTAGCTGCACTAACACCAGTAACACCAGAAGTTAAATTACCTCTATCTTCGATAGCTGCAAATAAACCTTCAGTACCAGCGAGGATACCAGCATCAGCAGCACCTCTAGTTTGACCATCAGCACCAAAACCAATTATAGAGTTATCGTTTGCTTTCTCAGACTCTAACATAGCCATTTCTAAGTGATCAGTGAAACGAGCTCTAGTTTCTCCTTCAGCTTTTAAGTACCACATATAGCCAGCTCCACCGCCTTCACTTGAAACTTCAACCCAACCAATTTGAGAAACATCAGATCCTGAGATCTCGTAGTAATCTTTCATTATAATTGGTTTGTTAGTGAATGATTTGAACGTAGGCTCATTAGCACCTCTTGATTCAGTTTTATATGTACCAGTTTCATCAGAGTAAGACATTCCTTTACCGTACTCAGAACCAATAACTAACAAGGTTGCCGCTAACGCCACTTCAGAATGACTAGTTAGAACAGCTTCACTATAAGGTTCAAGTGAAACAACATTTGAGTCTGGAGTTTCTACTACCAAACATTTTGAAACTACACCAGCGCTTGCTAAAAGCACGAGGTCATTCACTCTAATACCGTGAGTTCTACTTGATGTACTACCTACCGTTGTATCTCCGTCGATATCTTGAGCGACAGCAAACGTACCATTTGTATCACCGGTTAAATCTATCTGACCTTTGTAAGATAAATGTAATCTTGATTGCTCAGACCAAATAACTTGGTCAGACGTCATAGATTCTTCAGCCCCAACTTGTGAAAGAAATCCTGATATAGTTCTCGGTCCGAAAACTTCAGCTTCTTGTTCCATTAGGTCTGGTAAATATTGTTGAGCCCAACCTTTCGTTGTCGCGCTCGTAAAATCGATGTAATTTGAATTTAGTGTTTGCTTTGCCGAAGCTGGAACACTGTTCAAATTACTACCTGCGGTAATTGCCATAATTTTAAATTTTTAAATTGTTATTTTTGTTTAATTTTAAACTTAAAGTCGTTAGAATCATCACCTAATACACGAACTGTAATTCCACCAGCCGTTACCTCACCGTGTGCTTGTCTGGGTTCCATATCTATATTTTTCCCCTTCTCAACACTAGTTTTGATAGCGTCGGCTTTACCTTGTTCATAAAAGTGACTTGCAACCGCATCAGCATTCATTGCTGTAAATAAACCCTTGTGATAACCTTTAGCGTCTTCCATTTGCTTATCTTCGTTAAGAAACTTTCCTACGAAGTTACTGAAATCGCTTTGATCGTCTTTCACTTTATTGGCATCATTTACATTAAATCTAAATTTTTTGTCTCCGACAGCATATTCAAAACCTTTGAATTCGTCGTTAAAAACTTGATCAGTTTTATTCAAAAAATTAGAATGAGTTTTTTCTGCTAATTGCTTTGTTTCCTCTGACTCCTTGTTGTATCTATTAAAGAAATCAATCGCTTTTTGTTGTTCAGTCGTTAACTTCGACCCAGCTCTGATATCTTCATAGTATTTGGACTTTAGGTCGTCCAAGTGACCTTTAGCGTCGGCAACTTGCTCTTTTAACGCTAATTTTTTTCTTTTTATATCTCTCTCCTCATCTATTTCTTCATCGTAAGAGAATTGATCTTCCATAAGAAAGCTAATTTCTTCTTGATTTAAATGAGGTTTTGTTTGTTTGTAATACTCTTGTAATAGAGTTTGATTATCTAATTCGCTGTAATCTTGACTAAGCGTAACATAATCATTTATATCACCACCAGTTTCATTCATAAAAGTAACTAACTTTTGAATACTCTCTGGTAATTCCTCTCCAGTTTGTTCAGCAACTTCTATAGCTTGTTCAACTTTTTCTACTACCTTTGTTACCTTTTCGTTTGTTACTTCTTCAATTGTGGGTAACCCTTCATCTTGAACGGACTCCTCTTTTTGAACTGGAGTTTCTTGTTTGGACTCGCCTCCTTCTCCCACTTCTTTGCTATCTCCGGATGATTCGCCCACAGGTACCTCCTCTGTTTTTCGCTCTTGAACGGCATCTGTTTCTGTTTTTAGTGGTTTACTTAAATCGACCTTAGTTATAGTTTCTTCTACAATCTTAGGTTTCATTGTCATTTTTTCTTTTACTTTTGTAACATCACCCTTAGTTTCTTGTCCTTTAGGTTCATTTGTAGTCTTTTCTACTACTTCTTCTTTTTTCTTTTTTGCCATAATAAAATATTATATAATTAATAAAATTGTTAAGGTGTAAGTCCTCCTAAATTAAATCCTCCACTAAGTATATCATTACCTGCGGATTCAAAGTTTTTAGGTGGTTTTTCCTTATTTCTTTGGTCAATCATCTCTGATTGTTGTGTTGCTTGAATTTTCGTTCTTTCGTCTTTACGATCCTCTTTTTCCGTATCTCTTCCTTTAGTGGCTTCTACCTCTGCACCTTTTAATTGCATATTGTATTGAAACTCTAATTCCATTAGTTGTTTCTTAAGTTCAGCTTCTTGTATCTGCGCTTGAGTTTTCATCTGAGATTTAGCTTGCTCTAATTGTATTTGACTCTGGGTTAGAGCTTGTTGTTTTTGTACTTCGGCTTGAGCAGCTGCTTGTTGTTGTTGTGCATTCGCCTCTGCTTGAGCTTGCATATTTTCTTGTTGTATTTGTTGATCTTTTGCTATTTTCTTCTTCCTTCTTATTTTTAGTACTTGATTAGCGAGTTTCGAGTTTTTAATTTCTCTAACATCAATAGCATCTTCTAAATCAATAGTACCTTGTGAAATAGCCATTTGTATATTATTTTCAAGTAACATTTGTTCTTCTACATCTGGCATTAATTCTATAAATATACCGAAATCATATAAGTGTAATTGACTTATTTCTTCTAATGTAGCAACATTATGTATACCTATACCTCTTACAAAAGCATCTCTTGTTGGTGAATACTCTATAACATCAGATATTCTGAGTGATAAACATTCTGCTATTTCAGATGTTATAAATAAACCAGCTTGTAAAATGTGTCTTGTAGCTGTATTTGAATTTGCTGCTGCTAATTTTTGTACCCCAACTAACGCATCTTTATCTGGAGTAGAAGCATCTCTTGCTTCATTCAACCCGGTTACGTCTCGTATCATTTGTAAATAGTAGTTGTAATTAGCTATAAGCGCTTGCATTTTCTGTCCACCAGCCCCACTTTGTATTTCTTGAACAGGCATTTTACCCGGATTCATATCGCCATCAGCAGTCATAGATCTACCTATAATACTACCTGTTTGGAAGAACATATTTAAAGCTTCTTGTGGATTATAATTAGTTCCATTACCTAGATCAATCTCTGCTAATCCATCTGCATCGAGATAGATTCCATCTGGAACCATTCTAGACATTATTTGTTGTAACTTTAAGTGTGTCAACTGAATCATATCAGCAAAACTAGTCATTCTACCTACTAAACTTTCAATCCTTCCATTGTACATTCTAGGAGCAACTATAGAGTAATTCATTTTTACTTTGGTAAAATCACTCTTTGGCCTCATCATATTTTTAGCCATTTCCCACTTGATCAATTTGTCAGTACCTAGTATTAAAACTCCTTCATACAAACATTCAATAGCTCTAGACACTTTACTATAATCACCTTCTTTATTTTTAGGAGGATTAAACGAATCATCTTTAGGTATTAACTTATCCGCCCCGGTCCCGGTCTCTTTAACTTTATAGACCTCATTCATATATGTTTTATAATTAAAATATAGAACTTGAACAGTATTGTTATCTATATTAGTATCGGTTATCCCATTCCTATTATGGTTTATACTACGATTTTTAACTATATCTTCTAAATCATCATGCTCTAAATACGGAAATTGTTTTGCCAATTCGTTTATAGGAATGCTTTTCACCTCACCTACATAATATATATCTTCAAAATAAGGAGAATCTGTATGTGAATAAACCAAATTAGCTGGATCTACATATTCAACAACAATTCCCTCCGATGTATTAAATGATGATTTTGCGGCGCCTATACCCAACGTAGTTAAGTCATAATAAAAACGCTTTTTAATTAAATCATACTTACTGCCATCAAATAAGACATTGATAGCTTGTTCCTCTGCTAATTCGATAGCTTGCTTATAACTAAGTTGCATGTGTAATTTCAACTCCTCTTCTGTTTCCGGCAACTGATCTGCGTCGTTCTTATAAAGATTTACACCGAAAGCGTCTACAACATAATTATTTAATTCCCTACTTCGCATGTCGGCAAGTATAGATTCCATATATTTAGTCCTTTTATTAACACCGTATGGATCTTGCGAATAAACGTTTATATCATACATTCTATCAGCCATACCATTAACAACTATATCTACGAATTTTGGTATAATAGGTACTGGTTTCCAATCTAGATTAAGATAAGATAAATCACCATTTATTGATAATTCATCTTTATATTTTTGAATTGATTGCTCTCCTCTTGCATATAACCTTAAATTATGAAAGCTATTTTGATTAGATATATATCTATTGTTACGGCTATTGTCAAACCATTCTTTTTCAATAGCTCTTCCAACTTTTAACCCATATTCATAGCTTAACTTCTCTACATCACTAACAACCTGACTTGGAAAAGAATTTTTTATAACTGACTCAGCCATATTTATTTTTCTATTAATTTAGACATAATACCTTTATTTGAATATTTAGCGATATTGATATTTAGTTTTTCTTTTTCTACTTTAGCATTTGGATGGTATAAGTGTCTGTTACAGGCCATTACAGCTAATCCAGAACTTATTGTTGCGTCAAACTTTGTTCTCTTTGTTATATCAAATCTAGTCCAATCGTTTAACGTTTTATTAAAATACATACTTCCATAATTACCGTCTGAAAGGTGACCAACATAACTTTGAATATACATCTCAATAGCTGCTGCATGAGCTTGCTTTATATCTTCACTTGAATTTGGTATTCCACCAACCTCTCTTTCTGCTACGGATAACTTATTCCATAATTTATCTGGCCTATTCATGCTAAACCCCCTATAACCTCTTCTTCTCAAATAATATAACAATCTTGGCTTATTATTTTCACAAAGCATAGGCATACCGTAAAATACTAAAGCTGTCAACACGTCCTCAAAAAATATTTCAGCTGTTTGTGGTCTTGCAACATATTCCAAGAAAAATTGACTTGATGGACAATCTTCCATAGAAAATTTAGTTAACCCATGAAGTGCTCCTTTTGAACCTCTTCCGTCAACCGTACCAGAGATATCGTAACTATCACAACCAAATGCTCCCATGTGTTCATTACCAGGGTATCTTACACCGTTTTTTAATATAACTTTATTTTGTAAATTTAACGGTGGCACCCAACTTACCCTAAACCTTCCTTGTTTATCTGGATAAAAAATCACTTGTGTATCTTTTACCCCATTCACCCATTGGAAATTACCTTGAGTAACTCCTAACGTTCTACTCAATTCTTCATTATAATCTATTTGCTCGTATATTTTTACTAAATTAAATATACTGTTTAGGGATTCATCACGAAATGCGTGTTCTGTAGTTCTCGGAAATTGACGGTAAAACTCATTTAAAGCTTCATGATCACCTTTTAATCCATCAGCTTCATTTTGCCAATGTTCTATAATTCCTACATCTATTAATTCGCCGTCTGGTCCGAGTACATCATTGTTTGGATTATCAAAAACAGGATGTCCGTATTCGTCAATAAATCCTTCGTAGTTCCATTCCATTGGGATAAACAAAGAATATAAACCAGATTTTGTCTGGCCATTTCTATTTCTTTGTGTGACATCCGACGCGTTGTATAATCTTTTAAAATTGTCTCCACCTCTATCTAATGCGTTAGAAGTGCTACCCATCATACATTTACCAACAATTCTACTACCTAATCGTAAGCATGTTTTTGTAACTCTCCAGTTATTTAATATATTATCAGGTCTCTCCCACTTACCACTTTCATCATGTACTAATAGATTTAGTTTTTCACCATCATAACTATTATCTCCAGTATTTTTCCAATCAATAGTTGTATCTAAACCCTGTATATCTTCTAGTTTTTCATTGCTAGTTATTTTCTTTCTTGTAAATTTACTAGCAGGTACTCTATATGCTAATTCTGTTTTAGGTCGATCCATACCGTCTTGAATCGGTTTAAAAAAGAATGGGTAGTTTACGCTAATTGGTACCACTTTGTCTGTAAACATTTTCTTAGCATCCCAACCTGTTTTAGAGAGTATCCCATATCTAGCATCGCTTGATATTGTCGCTAAATTAACTGCTTCGGCCGAAGACATAAAAGAAAAGCCTGATCTACGGTTTTTAAGGTAACACATACCGTAGCATCTCCTATCCGCTTTACAGGCTTCCCAAAATATGTAAAATAGTCTATTTGCTTCTCTGAAATCTGGTGCGCCTACATCAATCTTACTCCATTGTAGATACATATAATGTGTACCTGTAATATAAGTATCTACACCTTTATTTTTAAACCAAAATCCTTCTTCCCTTCTTTGAAATTCTTGATCTATAAAATCATACCATTGTTCTTTACTTTCATCTGGATAATCTCTCCAATCAAATATATTTTTAAGACGAGATAGTTCCTTAGGTGGGTATATTTTAGCCCATTTATCTTCTTTATGTTTAAAAATATTTTTAGATTTAGGTAAAGCTATATTAAAATTTTGTATTTCATATATTTCACCTATTTGTCCGGTTTTAGAAATAACAACAATATCGTGCTCTTTGTTGTAGCCGTACTTCCACTTTTTACCCTTATTAAGTCTACTTATTGTAGTTTTCTTAATGGGTTCAACTATATTATATAGAACTTGTTCGTACATTATTTGGATCTTCCTTCTGCGAATCCTCTAAATACTTTATCCTTTTTGTCCTCAGGTCCCTTTCCTTCAAGTATATTTTCTTCTTCTTGGATTCTATTAAGTATTTCAAACGCATCAAATATTGCTAGCTTTTTAGTGGCAGCAGCATTTTTAAGTCTGTCTGCAGTAATATCATCTCCACTATCAACTATAGCTTCTTTTGCAACTTTGATAAGCTCATCAACTGCTTTGTGCCCAGCTTGGATTATACGCTTCTTCGTCTCCTTGATATTCATACTTAATTGTTATAAAATTAGATAAAACTCTATATAACCGTTTTCCATCGATTATAAACTCATATTCACTACTTGGTCTGAAACCAACTAGATCACCTTCTTTAACAGTACCGTCTGAATATTTAACAATACCAATTAAAGGTTTTTCTGCATCAATATTAAATTGATCTTTAGCTTTTAAAGGTTGTATAAAACAATAACCTTTTGGAGCTTTCCACTCTCTATTTCCTTTATATAAAAAGATTTGATCTTGATTTATAAGGTAAGTATTTTCGTCAAAATAACTCCGACTATTCTTTTCAACACCTTTTATATTATGCCACCTGCGAAACACGTTGTGATGTATAATCACCTCATCACCTGATTTAATATCTGTATCACCAATTATTGGGGTAGATATAACTTTTGCAATTCTATTTACAAATTGATGATTATAGATTTCTGTATTTAGAATAAGTTCTTTATCACCAACTTTCTTTTTATTGTTATATCTCTCTCCTATCGGTGTTACAACAAAGTTGTAAACACTTTTCATTAGTATTCGAGATTATATTCTACAGACACAGCCATGTTTTTGTTGAAATCTTTCCAGGGTAGAACATCTTTATTCTTTTTAATATAAATAGAATATTTATCTTTCTCTTCTACTATATCAGAAATAGTATGTCCACCATAAACCTCTTGTCCAACAGCGTAATGCATAG